CTGGCTGCGGCTGTCCCATTGGTTGTCCCATCATATCACTTGCCCCAACATCAGCCATCGGATACTTACGCTTAATATTAGCATCCACACGAGCAGCATTTTCAAGCTGACGCTCTTTATCTGCCTCATTAGCTTGTACAACTTTGCTGGCATCATCAGCACTAAAATGAAGAACGTGTTGTAATAACCAACCACTATCAAACCAATTACCAAGCGTCTCCATCAAGCCCGCCTGTGCACTCATAACCTCAATTTGCTGTAATTCAAAAATACTGGATGGAACAGTCATTTTTAACTGCCACTCAATAGTGTCAGGATCAATACCTATTGACGCAAGATGTATTCGCATAACTTTACGCATACCATTTTTAAATTCACGTTGCAGTCGCATAACTGTTCTAGCAAATCTTACATCCCTCTGTGCCGTTGCTTGATCGGCCTCTGCATCACCCCCAAAATACCCCCGAGGAATTTTAATAGCTGTATACATTTTATTTTTAAAATATTCTATATCCTCCATATTCTGCCAGTCAGGCCCAGACAACACGTCAACACGAGTACTCTCTTTACCACCTCTGGTGGGAATAAAAATATCATCCTCAGGCTGTAATGGATTACGCTTAAACTCAAGCTCACCGCTATTTGGATTAACCAATGTTCTTTTCTTATAATCACGCTTAACTTTACGCACTAAAGCCATGGCCTCCTGTGGCGGCAAATCACCTGTGTCAACATAAAAAGCATAACGTCCTGGTGAACGTGTCAATTTATATACTAATGCAGTGTCCTCGAACATTGCTAAACGCTTCCAAACCCAACGGGCATTATCAATAATAGAATACCCGTAAACAGAATGAACATATTTTGATCTTAAACGCCAATGTACTATTTCCCATGGTTCAAAAAAAACTAAACCACTATCTTCAATGGTTTTTTTTATGCTCACCTTTTGACTGGCATCAGCAACCAGTCCGCTTATTTCAAAATGCCCAGATAAATCCTGTACATAACCAAGCACGTTCCCTTTACCGTCAATCACGCACCTCATCGTTGGCACAGGTAAATATTTCAAAGCTGTCACTCCGCTATCAGAGACTATTATCTCGGCAAAAACATTGCCATATTTGCCCAATGTACGCACCAATAACCATATATCTTCTTCAATACGCAACCGCCTATATAAACAATCATCAATAATATCACGAATCAACTTGTCTTTTGACTCGGCCCACATTGTTTTACCTCTTACTGAATCAGGTATCGTTGCATCATCAGCATATATGTCGATTGCACTCCCTAGCTCAGGATAATCATCCATATTCTCATAGTCTGCATAACGCTCTAACAATTTTTGTCCAACTGACAACTGACGTTGCAGAGAATTGATACTATTTATACCATTGAAAAGACCAACTCCATTGTGGGGCATGGATTCAGCATCTACAGCATGTCCTCGTCCTGTCATCTGTTCAGCACTGGTTTTATCGTGCTGCCAAAGTTTCCGTATGTTTTGAAGAAAATTAGTCACCATCAGTCACCAAACAGTATGGGCATAAACGCCTCAACACTATCCTTTTTTGCATCTTTAATAGCCTCACCAATTTCCCGAGCATTAACATGCTCTGCTGGTATTAATGGACTAACCCAGTTATTATTGTTTTTTACCATGTTTTCCTGACCATCCTTAATTCCCAACACAGGCATTCTAGCACCTGATTTTTTCAGCCCCCAAATAGCCCCCGCCACTGCATCAGCAACATCTTTCGAACCAGCAAGCGGGTGATCTATCTTGCCTACGAGCCTATCATACTCTAAAAGTTTAAATTCTTCAATAAAAGGCTTATAATTATATATTTCAATTCTATGCTCGTAAAAAGCAGACTTTAATTCCATGTAAGGATCAACCGTTTTGTCCATCGAAACTAAATAAGGTTTAATTCCTTTTCGCTTTATCTGTTGATGCATCTCTATATATTGATAAGTATCAGTGCTTAAACCTATGAATCTATAACCATGCTCCATGAATTGATAAATCATTGCACGAATGTCTGGCATATAAATCTGCTCTGCCGGAGGTGGATTTATTCTAAGCATGAAATCAACAATATAATAAGGTGCAACATCAGTATGCTTATTCCCTTCGGAATCTCGCCTCACGACCTCCACCCATTTGTCTATGTGGGCAATAGCCATGCCACTACTGTCTCCAGATATTGAAGTATCAACATGTACCCAACGGAGAGCTTGTGAATTTAAACGAGGTTTATATGCAATTTCTGTATAACCCCCAGTGAGCTTACGCTCAAATTGAATACACAATTTATTCCAGTCAAAAAGTTCCCTAGTCCCAGCCATCCATTCATTAGCACTAAAACAATGCTCAACCTTGCCTGATATAGCATCTTCTATAGTATCTGTTCGTTGCATAAACTGAGAAATTGCTTCTGTTGAAAAACCAGCAATATCACGTAACGACTCCTCCATGTTATTCTCAAAGTCCTCTTTAAACTCAATAGGTATATCCATGATGAAAACATCATTTGCGTTCATATATTCGTCTGTAATTAAATCATATTCATCCTCTCGCAAAATCCGTGATTTTGTTGCAGACGTACTACATAAAACATAGAACATCTCTCCACAAAAATTTTCCTTCGGTTTTACTGTCCATTGCGTATGATCACGCACGAAAACACTTGAATCGTTAACACTCTCTCTGATTTTTCTTTCTGTAAAAGAATCTACAGTTGCAGCAGATGAAGCTAAAATAACCATGCCAGGGAAACCACCACCTGCGACCTGAAAACGTGATTTAATACGTCTAACCATACTCCTATATACTTTTTCTACAATATCAAAACTAGCCTTAGATGACTTTTGACCAAAACCAGTCGCTATCTGCTGTGCTTTACGTTTAGGTGGAAAGTTCGTCTCATCCATTATTGCAGAAAACACATTGGTTCCCAACACCCTATCAGATGTATATGACCCTATTGTCATGCGAATATTATTAGGAAACAACGTGAAATCTCTTCTAAAATCAGGCGTGAATTTAGTCATGAAATAAGGCGATTCTTTTAATTTATCATCAATTCCACTTTTTAAAACCTCACGAGCAAGAGTTAAATTTTTAGATATAAGAACAACGACCATCTCTGTGCCGCTTGACAAACCGAAAACTTTTTGAGGATTTATCATGCATGACAAAGTATAAAAAATATACGACAATGCAATGGATGCAATATAAGTATTATGCACTATCAAACCATTTGTAACGAAATTATGTGTATCAGGCACTTCACGATCATAAACATATTCCTTATCCCGTCGCAACGTGTAAGAATCAATTTTATCCCAAAAAACATCCTGCCGCCAATCATGAGACTCTGGTGAAGAAAATGAAATTACACTTTTAGCATAGTTCTTAGCATCCTCGCACTGGTTTTTATAATCTAACAATACCCCAACATTATCCAAAAACAACTTAACGTTATCAGCTCCAAGCACCTGCAATGACCAAGCTTTGAATTTTCTATTATATTTTGAAATAACACCGAATCTTAATAATAACTGCTGTATATCATGAATATAATCCTCACTATCAAATGATATACCTAAACTCCAACCATTACTCTCATGAGTTATCCAGCCATTGCACGACCATACAATATTTAAAAACAAACCTAATTGTCTATTATCAAGCCCATAAAATATAGCTGGCACACGCCTCGCTTTTGACAAGATATAAAAATCATATTTATCCATTAAAGGTTTTAAACCTAATATACTAATACTCAAAGACCCTTTACGACAAGCCTTATACTCTACATGTCCGCCAAGATTATCAATAACATTTAATAAACTCAGTAAACACTTATCGTTGGACTCATTAAATATCAAATTATCCCCACACCCACCACGATCAGTAAGCATATAAGCAACAAACTTTATCTCATCATCAGCAATATCCAACCCTTGTCCTGTAGGCAAATTTCTCGCTGTTGCAACTGAATCACCTTTTTTTAATTCAGATACTTTTTTATAACCATTAGGTGTTAAAATAGGATGGTCAGGCGTTAATCCTGTTTTACATCCACTCCACAACCTTAAGTCACCGATCTGCTTATAGCCACTCTCTATATATTTACACTCATGCCAGTCAACCCCTGAACCATCCTTAGAAAAACCATAAGTCCGTGCATGCCCTCTTTCTTTATATCGTTCAGCAGCTTCTCTAACTGTAATACGCTCGCCGGTCTCATACCACACTGTCTCATTATCGCCAGCCTCACATTTACCGACACCAATAGCTCCAGTATTAACAACTTCTCTATATGGATATTCGAACAATGAAACTAAATCTTTTTTTAATTCTG